GATCAGTTATGAGAGATGCTGTAGCAACCAGCGGAGCGTCAGCTAAGTTAGAAGTTAAAGGGACTGTAAAGTCAATACCTGAACGAGGTATTACACAGCAAACGTGTGAGAAGTTTGGAGTAACACAGGATGATGGAAAACACTATTACCCTTACACAGATGGAGCAGGCAATAGAGTTGCTTGCAAGGTCAGGACAGTTGCCGACAAGTCTTTTAGTATCAAAGGGACATTCACAGATGCTACACTCTTTGGACAACAGTTATTCCATGTTGGGGGAAAGTACGTCACAGTTTATGAGGGAGAACTTGATGCACTTGCAGGGTATCAACTTACAGGTAGCCAGTGGCCTAGTGTCTCGATACGTAACGGAGCACAAGCAGCTTTAAAGGACTGTAAAGCACAGTATGAATGGTTGAACAGCTTTGAGGCCGTGGTTATCTGCTTTGATGGTGATGAACCGGGGAAGAAGGCTGCTAAAGAGGTAGCTGAACTGTTCGGTAACAAAGCCAAGATCATGCAGTACAAGGATGGCTACAAGGATGCTTGTGAGTACCTGATTGCAGGGGCTACCAAAGAGTTTGTAAATGCTTGGTGGAAGGCTGCTCCCTATGTGCCTGATGGTATTGTTAACGCTGCAGACCTATGGGATGAAATCTCTAAACCTGAACCTGTAGCAGAAGCACAGTACCCGTGGAAGGGCTTGAATAAGCTGTTGTACGGCATCAGGCCTGCAGAGTTGATTACGGTCACCGCAGGGAGTGGCTTAGGTAAGAGTCAATTCCTCAGGGAGATTCTGTATCATATCTTGAAGACTACTAGTTGGAACATTGGTGGATTGTTCTTAGAAGAATCTACCCGTAAGACAGCTAGAAGTATTATGTCTTTACACGCTAACAAACTGTTACATTTACCTGATACACCTACAACGGAGCAGGAACTGAAGGAGGCCTTTGATGCTACTCTTGGAAGTAATCGTATATACCTTTTTGATCATTTCGGTAGTAGTGATGTTGATAACATTAGTAACCGTATTCGATACATGGCAAAAGCTTGCGATTGTCGTGTCGTGTTTCTTGACCATATATCTATCGTTGTTTCTGGTCAAGACCTTGGCGATGAGCGGAAGGCTATAGATAATATGATGACAAAGCTACGAACACTTGTACAAGAGTTAAACATCACCCTGATCTGTGTGAGTCACTTGAAGAGGCCACAAGGTAATCAAGGTCACGAGGATGGTGGTAGTGTATCTCTGTCACAGTTACGAGGCTCAGGTGCTATTGCACAGTTGAGTGATGCTGTGATTACTTTGGAGCGTAACAGTATGGCTGAGAACGAGAATGAACGTCACTTGACTAAGATTGCAGTGGCTAAGAATCGCTTTTCAGGGGACACTGGTCCGGCTTGCAAACTACAATATAACGCTTACACAGGCCGAATGACTGAGGTTTTAGAGGAGGTTTTATGAGTCAGAGCGAAGCTGGCAAAGGAGATAGCCCTCGTAAGCAGCAAGATCAGAAGGCTTACGGTGAAGGGTGGGACAGGATATTCAGACAGAGACCTACAGAGAAGGTTCTTGAAGAGGAACCTTTAAAGGATGATGAACATGATGATTGAACATTTAATCGTAGGAGCTACTGGAGTAGGTTATCTGGTAGTAGGTGTGCTACAATGGAGCAAGGGAGAAATCTCTAACGGGATGATCTGGACAGGTTATGCCTTTGCTCAGATTGGATTGTGGTTGAATATTAAATAAGGATTGCTATGAGGATTGTCCTAGACATTGAGACAAACCTAGCACACGATAAGATTCATCTTGTTGTGACTAAAGACATTGACACTGGAGAAGTAAAATCGTGGAAACAAGCAAGCAGCCTGCAGGAGTATTTAAAGGACGTATCGTTGATAGTCATGCACAACGGCATAAGTTTCGATGCACCAGTATTGAATCGCTTATGGAAGACTCAGATTCGATTGAATCAGGTCTACGATACATTGATAGTAAGCAGGCTTCTCGATCCGAGCAGAGAGACAGGACACGGACTAGAGGCATGGGGAAATACTCTGGGGTTCCACAAGATTGACTACACAGCCGTATGGCAGTGGATGATGGACAGGAAAGAGGAGTACAAAGGTGAATGCTTCGACAAACCTATTGATAGTCTTCTTGAGCATTACTGCATTAGGGACGTTGAGGTTACTGCTAAGCTCTATCATCATTTGGTTAGTGAGTTCAATCAGAAGGAATTTAGTCTTGAATCGTTAGAACTTGAACAAAGTGTTGCAGCTATCATTGCTCAACAGGAAAGGAATGGGTTTAAACTTGACCAAATCTATGCAACCTGCTTACTTACTGACATCAAGTCAAAAGTGGCAGGAATATATGAGAGAATGCAAGAGAGATGGCCTCCCGTCACTGTTGAACGAATCTCTGACAAGACAGGAAAGCGACTCAAGGACAGCGTGGTTACTTTCAACCCCGGAAGTAGACAACAAATCGGAGAGAAGCTAAAGGAACTTGGGTGGAAGCCTAAGGACTTTACACCTACAGGTCATCCGATTGTGGATGAAGCTGTGCTAGAGAAGCTGAACATACCTGAAGCTAAGATCATTGCTGAGTATCTGATGCTGAACAAACGAATCAGTCAGATTGAATCATGGATGGAAGCTGTAGGTAAGGACGGTAGGGTACACGGTAAGGTCATCACTAATGGTGCTGTTACAGGTCGTATGACTCATAGTAGCCCTAACATGGCTCAGATTCCTAATGCAGGCTCTATCTATGGGCCTGAGTGTAGGGAGTGCTGGACTGTTGAAGATGGTAATGTGTTGGTAGGTTGCGATGCTTCAGGTTTGGAACTTCGTATGTTGGCTCACTATATGAAAGATAATGAGTATGTCAAAACTGTCGTTGAGGGATCAAGTAAGGATGGCACGGATGTCCATACGAAGAACCAGAAAGCAGCAGGGCTACAGACGAGGGATCAGGCAAAGACATTCATCTATGCTTTCCTCTACGGGGCAGGTTCGGCCAAGATCGGTTCTATTGTTGGTGGCAAAGCCAAAGATGGTGAAAGACTTATTGCTTCCTTCCTTAAAGGGACTCCCTCGCTCCAGCGTTTACGAGATACAGTGTCGAAGTATGCGGGTAAGGGCTTTGTACCGGGGCTTGATGGTCGTAAGATATGGGTACGCTCCGAACACGCAGCACTTAATAGCTTACTGCAAGGGGCTGGTGCAATCGTGATGAAGAAGGCTCTCGTTTTGTTTGATAACAAGGTAAAATGCAACAAATGGAAGGTTAAATATGTTGCAAATGTTCACGATGAAGCACAGCTTGAGTGTCCTAAGGATATTGCTGAGGATGTAGGTAAAGCCTTTAGACAAGCTATCATTGAAGCAGGAGAGTATTTTAAACTTAGATGTCCTTTGGACGGGGAGTACAAGATTGGATCAAACTGGCGACAAACCCACTGAGGAAGGTGATGGCGCATACGTAGGAAGTATTCGCTTTGATGTCTTTGAAAATAATTTTGATATTTCTAAGACAGATAGCTTGACATTTGAGGATGTTTATGCTATCCTATATGCTTCTCTGCAATACTTACACGGTGTTGCAAAGGACATGGAAACAGTAAAGAAGATCAAGGATCGACTTCACTAAGATTTAGCGAGTGTGGTGGAACGGTATACACAGCAGACTTAAAATCTGCCATCGAAAGGTTTGAGGGTTCGAATCCCTCCTCTCGCACCAAGTTTCGCTCGAAAGAGCTTTTACAAAGGAAAATGAAATGAGCAGTATTAAACCCGTTAAAGTCTCCGGCTCCCTCTATTGGGCTAACTGGATGGCAAACTTCAACACTAAGTTTAATGAGGAGAATGATAAGTACGAATGTACCCTTGGTGATCTGTCTGATAAAGCAGCAGCAGCCTTGGAAGAGTTGGGTATCAAGATTAAAGAGAAGGACACACAAGGCAAGTACATTGTCGGTAAGTCTAAGTTCCTGTTTGAGCCTGTAGATGCTGATGGTAACAAGGTTGACATCTCTGCTATCGGTAACGGTACTAAGGTTACAGCACTGGTTAGCTCGTATCGTCACAAGATGTCTGCTAAGTTCGGTGCAGCACCTTCGATTCAGAAGATCATCATTACTGAGTTGAAGACATACGTACCTGAAGGTGAAGAAGAATTGGAAGATGTCCTCTAACGCTACCGCTAAGAGGCCAGATAAGTTACTCATAGACGCAGATTACCTGATCTACGCTATTGGTTTTACGTGTGAGGATGCTTCAGAGAGAACAGCAAAGAATAGGTTAGTAGAGACACTTGAAAATTTAGTCTACGTACACCTCAAAGCTGACTCTTATGAAGCATTCCTGACAGGTAAAGGTAACTTCAGATACGACATTGCTAAGACAGTTCCTTACAAGGGTAATCGCAAAGATACCGCTAAGCCTCCTTATTACCAAGAGCTTAGGGATCACATGGTTAAACGGTTAGGAGCTGTCGTAGTAGAGGGACAAGAAGCGGATGACGAGGTAGCCATACGGATGTCTAAGGAGCCTGATACATACACTCTAGTAGGTGTGGATAAGGACTTACTTCAGATACCCGGATGGCACTTCAATCCATCAAAAGACTTGGAGCAATATGTTGATGAATTCAAGGCTTATAAATCGTTTTGTGTTCAGTTGCTTACAGGCGACAGAACGGATAACATTCCCGGCTTACAAGGCATTGGCCCGAAAAAGGCTGAAAAGACTCTTAAAGACGCGAAGATGCCACAAGAACTTCTGGAGACAGCGTGGGAAAAGTATCAAGAACTGGGACATACGCTTGAGTATTTTACGGAACAAGGCCAGCTACTATGGCTGAGACGTTATGAAGGGGAGATATGGCAACCAAACGTAGCTTAACAGCTAAGCAGGTAGCAGCTAAGTATGGCTTCCGCAGTGGCTTGGAAGAGCGAGTTGCGGAGCAGTTGGACAAGGCAGGGATTGATTACACGTATGAGCAAGTGAAGCTGAATTACATAAAGCCAGCATCAAAGCACGTATACACCCCTGACTTTGTGTTGTCTAACGGGATTGTTATTGAGACTAAAGGTAGGTTCTTACTTGCTGATCGTCAGAAGCATATCCTTGTGAAGAAGCACAATCCAACACTTGATATTAGGTTTGTCTTTAGCAACTCTAATGCAAGAATTAGCAAGACAAGTACCACGACATATGCACAATGGTGTATAAAGAATGGGTTTAAATATGCTGACAAGATGATACCAAAGGAGTGGTTGGATGAATAGTATTTTTAAATTGTTAGAGAATCCTAACTTTAAAGAGTTAGCGTATGATGTGATTGATTTACTTGTTGTCGAACGATTGCAAGAACATTACATCATGTGCTTAGACTTTGATGACTTTGATACAGCTAAGGATATTCTTGCTGTGTTACGATACTTCACTACGTATGAAGAGTTTAACGAGTTCTTAAAGGAGACACGAGATGCAGGTTACACTGATCAAGGAAAACAGTGATGGTTCAGCTAACTACAGCTTTGACCTGACAAGGGAAGAAGAAGAGAGCCTAATCCGTATCGGTATCTTGTCTGCTTTGAAAGAAGCTATGCGACTAGGTGATGAATTGAAGATCGTAGAAGAGGATGACGATGAGTGACGTAGAAAGGTTTTACGAAAGTGCTCGTAAACACTTTCCTAACTCTAAACCTTGGTCTAAGCTTAATCCGTTCGAACAGACACAACTAATTCACGGTATCAACCTTATATTAGGAATTATGATTAATGAATAAAGTACGGACAGTATGGGCAACCCCTGAAGGTGAAGACCTGATAGCGTACATGGCTCGTGTAAGTGCTCCTGCTAACCAAGATAATAAAGAGACAGCACCTAAGCTGATCAAGTATCTTATCAAGCACAAGCACTGGAGTCCTCTGGAGATGGTTAATATCTGTATGGAGATTGAGACTACCCGTGATATTGCTAGGCAGATTCTTCGGCATCGTAGCTTTAGCTTTCAGGAGTTCTCTCAACGCTATGCAGAGGTTGACAACTATGCACTATCGCAGGCACGACTGCAGGACGCTAAGAACCGCCAGAATAGCTTAGAGACAGAAGATTATGGTCTCATGTATTGGTGGGAAGGTGCTCAGAAGCGTGTGTTAGATGATGCTAAGTTCATGTACGAATCTGCTCTAAAGAAAGGCATTGCTAAGGAAGTAGCACGTAAGCTGCTCCCTGAAGGCCTGACAATGAGTAGAATGTATATGAATGGTACACTTCGTAGCTGGTTGCACTACATTGATATTCGATGTGATGCAGCTACTCAGAAGGAACATCGAGAAGTAGCCGAACTCTGTAAAGCAGAGATTGTTAAACACTTTCCTAATGTAATTTCATATGCTAATTGATCCACCACGGGGATGGGCTTATGGGTTTCCTAAGAGACTCCCTAGTCCACCTCCTGATAACTTACACCTCTGGTTAATCGAACAAGGTTATCCAGAAGCAGAAATAGAAACCTACGGCAAATACTTCTTTTGTCGTTACATTGCAGAGGATGACAATGACCTTAAATGAATATCAACTACTAGCGTATAAGACAGCACTAGAGACAGCTAAGAACCCCGCTTACATGGTAGCTAACCTTACCTCTGAAGCTGGCGAGGTATCAGGTAAATATGCCAAATGGGTTCGGGATGGCTTCTTAGATGAAGAAGGTATGCAGAAAGAAGTAGGTGATGTCCTGTGGCAGATTGCAGGGCTGTCTACTGTGATGGGTTGGAGTTTAGCAGATATTGCTAGTCAGAACTTACGTAAGCTTGCAGAACGTCAAGCTAATAACACTTTGAAAGGATCAGGCGATGACCGATAAGAATGAAGCTATGCAGCAGTATGGGTTTGTTTATGTTGACTGTGATGGTAAGACATACAAGAAAGAGATTACCACTGAAGGTTGTACATGGATGGAATGCATGAACGATTATGTACGATTCCTTGAGTCTATCTTCCAATACAATATTATGAATAATGTACGTCTACGGGAGCCTGTGTATCTCTCAAGTATGTACGAACACTATTCTGATTACATTGATCCTTGGACAGGTGAATACTTTTCCGATGAGGATGAGGTAGAGGTTGGTAATGACGATCTGGGTGATTGGTAAGCATGAGAATCTTAGTAATTCCTGACTGTCAAGTCAAAGAAGGAGTTGCTTTAGATCATCTTGAGTGGGCAGGTAAGGCTATCTGTGAGTATCGACCTGATGTTGTAATAAACATTGGTGATTTTGCAGATATGCCATCCCTGTCTACCCATGATGTCAAAGGCTCTAAGTACTTTGAAGGTCTTCGGTACAAGAAAGATGTAGAGGTAGTTAAGGAGGCTATGAAGAAGCTTCTACAACCTCTGCGTGACTTGCAGAAGACTCAGAAGGAGACTAAACACAAGGTTTACAAGCCTCGTATGATACTGACTCTAGGTAACCATGAGAATCGTATCAATCGTGCTGTTAACAACAACCCTACCTTGGAAGGACTAATCAGTGTTAAAGACTTGGATTACGACAAGGATTGGGAAGTACATGAGTTTTTACACCCTGTATTTATTAACAATGTTGGGTTCAGTCATTACTGGCCTGTGGGTGCTATGGGCAGGCCTGCTGGAACTGCTGCTACTATTGTTAACAAGCTTCACATGAGTTGTGTTGCAGGACACCAACAAGGTAAGCAAATTGCCTATGGTAAACGTGCTGATGGTAAACCTATCTGTGCTATCATTGCAGGTAGTTATTATCTACACGATGAGGACTATATGGATCAACTAAGCAATCGTCATTGGCGTGGCTTGGTTGTGTTAAATGATGTCAAGGATGGTGGCTTCGATGAGATGCTGTTGTCTATTGAATACTTGGAGCGTAAATATGGCAGTAAACAAATGTAATACGTGCTTTTACATGACGAACGATAAAGATTTAGAAGCTCCTTGTGTGACCTGTACTAACTACTCTAATTGGGTTCCTTTTACAATGTACAAGAATCCTCAACATGGCCCTGCTACGTTAAAGGAAGCTATTGATGAGTGGTTTGAGGAAGGTAAGGATCAAACGCAGGAAGAGTTCTGGTATGATACAGTTCACAAGCCTAAACACTATATGTTGTTTGAAGAAGAAGGCATTGAAGTACGTGATGTCATCGAGAAGCTTGTAAACAAGATTCCTCCTGTTTCCCGTGACTATGGTGGTCTATTCACTGCTGATTACGTACAGATGATGCAATACCTGATGCGCTTTATGGACAAGAATGGTGTAGAAGACTTGAAGAAAGCTCGTTGGTATTTGGACAAGCTAATTGATAGCTATGACAAACCTGACTTTTGAAGAGTTAAAAGAGAGGCTTGCGATGCTGGATGAGGTTACAATACTGGAGATATTAAATATCAATAGTTATGACCTTGTTCAGCGTTTCGAAGATATGATTGAAGATAATAGAGATAAACTAGAAAGAGAGATTGAATGACCACAGATAAATTTACAATGATGCCTTATAACCACTATATCGCTAAGAGTCGCTATGCACGATTCTTGGATGATAAGGGTCGCCGTGAACACTGGCCTGAGACAGTAGCCCGTTACTTTGACTTCATGGAGAAACACCTGAAGAAGAATCACGACTACACATTGACAGGTGAACTGCGTAACAAGCTGCAAACTGCTGTTACTGATCTTGATGTTGTGCCTTCTATGCGTAGCATTATGACAGCAGGTGATGCCTTGGAGCGTCAGAACATTGCAGGTTATAACTGCTCTTACTTGCCTATTGATGATCCTAAAGGCTTTGATGAGGCTATGTACATTCTCCTGTGTGGTACAGGTGTAGGTTTTAGTGTGGAGCAAAAGTATGTTAACAAGTTGCCAGAGATTCCAGAGAAGCTGTACGATAGCAACACTGTGGTTGTCGTTAAAGACTCCAAAGAAGGATGGGCTAAAGCACTGCGACAGGTTATCTCCTTGTTATATGCTGGAGAAGCGCCTAAGTGGGACGTATCTGCAGTACGGGCTGCAGGGACACGGCTTAAAACCTTTGGTGGACGAGCTTCTGGCCCGGAACCACTCGTTGACTTGTTCAAATACGTGGTTTCTAAGTTCAAATCCGCAACTGGTCGTAAACTTACTTCACTTGAAGCGCATGACATCTTGTGTAAGATTGGGGAAGTCGTTGTGGTTGGGGGAGTACGCCGTTCAGCCATGATTAGTTTGTCTGACCTCGGTGATGATCGTATGGCTCACGCTAAGGCAGGTAATTGGTGGGATGGTAATGGTCAACGAGCCTTGGCTAACAACAGTGCAGTGTATGAAGTAAAGCCCGATGTTGGGCAGTTTATGCGTGAATGGAGTAGCATCTATGAAAGTCATTCGGGAGAGCGCGGAATCTTTAATCGCTATGCTTCAGAGCTTCAGGTTGCAAAGAATGGTAGACGAAAGCCTGATCAAGAATGGGGTACTAACCCATGTTCTGAAATTATTCTTCGCCCTTATCAGTTTTGCAATCTTTCCAGTGTTATTGTTCGTAGCACTGATACTCTGGATCGACTTCGGGATAAGGTGGCTATGGCAACTATTCTCGGGACGTTCCAATCGACCATGACTAACTTCCCATACCTGCGTAAGGTGTGGCAGACAAACACTGAAGAAGAGCGTTTGTTGGGTGTGTCTATGACAGGTATTATGGATAACTCTTTGTTGAATGATCCTGATAACCTTGAACTTCCTACTATCTTGGAGAACTTGAAGAATGTTGCTGTTGATGTTAACGCTGAGTATGCTGACGCTATCGGGATTAATCGTTCTGTTGCTATTACCGCTATCAAGCCTGAAGGAACTGTATCTCAGCTCACCAGCACTGCTAGCGGTATTCACCCTCAGCACTCTGAGTACTATATTCGCCGTGTACGATCTGATAACAAAGACCCTTTGACTAACTTCCTGAAGTCTCAAGGATTCCCTTCAGAGCCTTGTGTGATGAAGCCTGAGAGCACTACAGTGTTTAGCTTCCCTGTAAAGGTTGCTGAAGGTGCTGTGTTGCGTGAGGACTTGAGTGCTGTTCAACATTTGAAGCTGTGGTTAATGTATCAGCGACACTACTGTGAGCATAAGCCTTCTGTTACAATCTCTGTGTTGGAACATGAATGGCCTGAAGTTGGTGCATGGTGCTGGAAGAACTTTGATGAGATTACAGGTGTTAGCTTCTTGCCTATGGATGGTGGAACTTATCGACAGGCTCCCTATGAGTCCTTTGACGAGAAAGGTTACGAAGAGATGTTAGCAATTATGCCTAAAGGTATTGATTGGGATCAGTTTATTGAGAACACTGATAACGTAGAAGGTGCTCAGACTTTGGCTTGTACAGCAGGTGGTTGTGAGATTTCCTTTTGATAAAGACAAGATAATCTATTGGGCATTGCGGGTGGTTGAAATGATCACCTGCATTCATATTATTGCAAATACGTGGAGGCATTGGAATTAATGGCAACTAAACAACTTAATCGAGCTATTCCTGCAAAGGAATTAACACCTCGTGAGAAAGTCAGCAACAGCTTGAAGTTAAAGCTAGATGATATGACAGTCATTAAGCCCAAGACTGAGAAACAGATGGACTTCTTTGAGGCCTACCAAGCCTCTAACTACTTCATGGCCTTGCATGGCGTAGCAGGTACAGGTAAGACATACATTGCCTTGTACAAAGCCTTGGAAGAGGCTATGGATCGTAACAACCCCTTTAACAAGGTGACTATCATTCGTAGCAGTGTTCAAGGTAGGGACATGGGCTTCTTACCGGGAGATGCTGATGAGAAGATGGAGGTGTACATTCAACCTTATCGACAAATCTGTAGTGACCTGTTCAAGCGTAAGGATGCTTGGGATAGATTGGTAGAGCAAGGACATATTGAGTTTGTCTCTACATCGTTTATCCGAGGTACTACTTTCTCCAACAGCATTATTGTTGTGGATGAGGTTCAGAACATGACCTTTGAAGAGCTTGATACAATCATTACTCGTGTTGGCGATAAGTCTAAGATTATCTTCTGTGGCGACTACCGACAAACTGACCTGAAGAAGAAGGATGACAAGAGTGGTATCTTGAAGTTCTTTGACATTGCAGGACTGATGAAAGAGTTTATTCGTATCGAGTTTCACATTGAGGATATTGTTCGTAGCTCATTGGTTAAGAACTATATTATTGCTCGTGTAAAGTATGAGGATGGCGAATGATTACCAAACCAACAGTAAGGTTTTTAGACAAACCTGAGTTCCACCGTATTCAGCTTACATCAGAAGAACTTCTTGTAGAGTTTGCAGAGTTTTTAGACGATGATGGATGTTATGAGAAAGCCATAGTGTTTGGCTTAGATCATCCTATCTTAGGTCGAGATACAATCCATACCTCTATCGTAGTCAAGAAGAACGAAGATGGCTCCTTTGAGACTCTGAACACACTGTATGTACCAGATAAGGAGAAACATGAAAGCTAATGAGAACATCGAAGAACTAATGATGATGATGCCTGAGCAGAAGGGTCTAATCCGAACTTTGACACAGCAAATCAATACACACTTAGTGTTCATTGACGATGACATTACATCTCCTAGTAACTATCGTGATGTGATCCATTGCCTAGCTACCTGTAGTGAGAATGACTCTGTTAATCTACTTGTTAATAGCTCAGGTGGTCGTACAGACTCTATCTGGCAAATCATTGAAGCTATGAAGGGATGTCGAGGTGATGTATCTGTTACAGTTATTGGTGCGGCATATAGTGCTGCCAGTATGTTGGCTTGTATGGCTCCTGAGTGCTACATTGCTGACAGTGCTGAGTTTATGCTTCACACTGCCCACTATGGTTCTATCGGGACTGTGCCTAACGTTAAAGGACAGACTGACTTTGCTACGAGACAGATTAACCGATTACTTGATCAAGCTTACACAGGGTTCCTGACAGACAAGGAACTCAGTGAACTTAAGAATGGTAAGGAATATTGGTTTGATGCTGAAGAAGCAGGTAAACGTATGGTACGTAGGTATCGTTACTTGAGCAAGCTCGATAAACCTCCTAAGGTTAAGAAGATTAAAGTTAAAGCTGAAGTAGAATGAAAAAGGCCCGTTAGAGCGATGAACTCTAACGGGCCTTCTTTGTTTACTGCTCTAATAACTGTGTACGACAAGTCTTTAAGGCTTCTCTGAGGATGTCTGCTTTGGCAGCTTCCCCGATAAGAAACTCTGCATCCTGTCGGTAAAGTTGTTCTCCAGTGCTTCCTGTTCCTGTGCAGACAGGGGCACTACTAACTTCTTTAACGGTAGGGTCGGTAACGGGTCTCTCTGTACGCTGGCGCAACCCACTAACGATAGTAGCATGACGCTTATTAATACTCTTGATAGCATCTTCTTTGTCCTTGAGTTGTTCAGTGAGTTTAACCTTGTGTTGTTCTTGTTGTTCTAAAACTAAGGTTTGTTGCTGTTGTCTGTACTTGATGAACTTTGTAGCTTCTTTGTCTACTCCTGCTCCATACGACAACCACCCTGTAATAGTTATAGAACATAACCAAATCACAATGACAGCGATGATCTTATACATTACCTATACAGAGTTTATATTCCCTCTGTCTCCTGTGTGTTAAACCTTTGAGAGACTGACCTTGAAACTTATCCCATTTAAGAATCTCTTTACAAGCTCCTTCATAGTCATAAGTCTTAAGCTTCTTAACAAGGGTAGAGTTACAGAAAGCTCCTGTACCAATGTTGTAGGAGAGTGACACATAGGCATCAAACTCATACTGGAACAGAGGCACATTAGCACATCTTTTAACACCCTCTGAGAAAGTACTGGCATCGTCTAAAAGTCTTACCAGTGCTCTCTCAGGAGTAATAACATCACCTCTCTTAACTCCCTTAGTCGTACCAAAGCCTATGGTAGGCACATCACCGGGAACAGGGATAACTGCCTTGGAAGTAAATCCTTCCTCGATAGCTATCCCTACTAACACGGCTGCTGATAGGTATAGTGAAGTAATGGCAGGGCGTATCATGGCTTACGTTCAGTTACATCTTTGTAGATACTGTACAGTTTATGAGCAATCATTAACACAGTATAAAGTAAGGTACACCAAAGTAATAACTCAGATACTTGATAGCCTGCTACGGTTGCTAGAGAGACAGTGATAGGAGCAGAAGCCTTAGCTGCCATTCCCGTTGCTGTCTCAGTTGTAGTTTGTGTCAAGTCCGGCATTGTTACTCCTGCTCCATATCTAAAGGTATTGTTTCTTCTCTCTCAATAATACGTGCAGGTGCTGTAGCCCCAATCAAAGCTGCAATAGAGGCGTTACCTAATAACTTACCCGCTATGGCTTTAGCCTTCTGGAAGCCCTTCTCGCCACCCTCTTCCATAGCTCTGATAGCTTCGGACATATCCTTGACGTTCTTAGGATTACTCAGGAACTCCTGAATCTCAGTGTTCTCAGCCTTAACAGACTTGTTCTGTAAGAAGCGACTCATTAAGGTAGATACCTTATAGAATGTACTTTGAACTTGCTGACGAATCAGAGAAGCTGCACGAGCAGGATCAGAACCTGTTAACTGTTCAAACTGTGTTGTCTGAGTCAGTGACTGATTGATCTTAGCCATAACAGGGTTACGAGCCAATCGTTCAGAAGCTTCTAACAGAGCCTTTACGTTTTGTGCATGATCCTTACCAAACAAAGCATTGATAGACTGAGCATTGTCATCAAAGAAGCCCATCTTGTTAGAAGACTTCAAGCCTAAGTCCATCACCACAGCCTTCAAGCCACGTTGCAAGGTAGCATCAGAACCTGCAGCTACCATGAGTTGCTTAAGTTCTTCAGGGTTACCTAAGGCTCTGCTTACAAAGCCTTCAAAGCCACCTTGTTGACCATAAGCACGAGACCATACATTCTCAATCTTACCCACAGCAGCATTCTTCTGTAAGTCTAACAGTCGTTGACGCTCAGACAATAAGCCTGTAACATTATTAGACAAACCCTCTAATCGTTGACGTAATCCGGGAACTTGATCAATAGCTTCTGTGTTCTTACGCAAGAATGATTGCAAAGCAGCAGGGTTGACAGACATTGTATTAGGATTAACAATACCGTTAGTCTGACTAATCTTCATCAAGAAAGCATCTTCAATGATCTTTGCAGCCTCAGGAGAATTGTCAGTAGCTGCTAGAATCTGTCGAATAGCTGAAGGCTTACTAGTCAGGAGAGGTACTGTAGATTCTACGAACCTAGCACGATCAACAGACAGTACACCTGCTTCGTTGAAAGGAATACCTAACTTGTCAGCATACTGTTTATCCAAACCTTTGTAAGCTTGTACAAAGTCTTCAGGCAGTGTGTTCAAAGATTCATCAAACCTGTTCTTCAACTCATACAACATCCGTAACTGATCTTTGTCTTGAGTATCACCAATAGCACGGTTAATACCGCGCTTCAGAGAATCAATATCAGTAACTTTAAGAGGCTTGAATGTACCTTCAACTGAGCGAACTAAGTTAGGATACTTCTCTGCAAACTTACTGCTAACAGGAGCTTTAGTAGGAGCTAAGACACGTTTAATTGCTGCATCCAAAGCAGGGAACTTATTAAAGACATCCTCAGCTTGACGAGTCTTAACAAAGTTCCACAGGTTAGCCACTACAGGAGAATCCATCTCAACACCAGCTTTAGAAGCATTGGTCAAGACATCATCATACAGTGGTTTAAATTCTTGTCTAATTACAGCTTCACGAGCATTCAGTAAGCTAGTAACACGATTACCTACATCTTCCTTACCTGCTGTTGTCATTAACGAATCAGAAGTAAGGTCTTGGATACGTGTATCAATAGTACCTACTTGACGCTCAATGTTAGCCTGCTTCATATCAAAAGCAGTCTGTCTACGTGAGTTCTCATAGGCCAGCTTCTTAGCTTCAACCTCAGCAGTCAAGGCCGCATTACGAGGATCACCTGCTAACTGTTTCTGAGCAGCACGAACAGCTTCTAAAGCATCCTTCTCTTGTTGCTTAATAGCAGCAGTAAAGGCTGCATTCTCACCTCGTGATGTCTGAGAAGCCAACAGACCTGTTAAGGTAGTATCACCTTTAGCAGCAGCAGTGACAGGTAACTTCACACCTGTTAACTGTTCAATCTCAGCAGCACGTGCAAGATCAGCAGCTAAGTCAGGGTTAGACTGCATAGCAGTACGCAAACGAGTCTCAGCACGAGCACCACCGAAGGTTGCAGCAGCTTGTGAACCTGCGTCAAAGAACTCTTTACCTGTTGCTCTATTAAACAGACCTTTAACAGCCAATTCACCTGATGTCATTAACGCATTAGCAGGCAACGCAAGAGCTACACCAGAAACCATTTCAGCAGGTAAGCGATACTGTTCACCTGCCTTTTGAGCCACTGCTTGACCCGCTTCACCTGCAATAACAGTACTACCAGCACTGATAGCTGCTTGTCTAGCTAAGTCAGTACCTGTTTTAGGGATAAAGATATTAGCAGCAGCTTGTCCGTAGGGAGCAGCACGAGTACCTGTAGTAGCAAGCTGTACACCTCGTGCAGGGATCGCCAGAGCAGGAACAGCAGCAAGACCCGCAAGGGCATTAGCTGTCATACGCTCACGGGCATTAGGAGGAGCTTGTGTCATTGGGATTGTAGGATCACCGCCTGTAGGGATAGCTGCAGGCCCTGTCGTAGGACGTTGAGTAGCACCACCTATGTCAGCAGCAATTTCATCAATCTCTGCTTCTGTCAATTCTCGATCTGTTCGAACTTTCTTTCCATTGATGGTGTACGTTGGCATTAATCATTCTCCACTGTATATGTAACCCCACTACGGGTAGTTTTAGTGTTACCGCCCTTAGCCTGTGCAGGCCTACGGCGAAATAATTTAAGTTGGTCTTCAGTAAACTGTCCACTTGCACGAGCAACTTCAATAGTTTGATCTTCTTCAAGTTTGATACGAGCATCAGCTTTCTTCTTAAGAGCTTCTGCAAGTTGACGCAATTTAGTAAGAGTATCAACTGTTGGTCTACCTTGAGCCAAGCGAGAAACCGTATCTGATACACGACCAACTAAGGAAGGATCAATACCAAATGATTCTACATCTCGGGCAGATAACTGTGTTTCACCTGATGCTTTAGCAAGGCTACGAGACAGGCTAGACACAGCAGCAAAGTTGTTACTCTTAATAGCCATGTTAGCCGCATCAATAGCAGACTCAGCAGCATCAGCTTGCTCTTGATAAGGCTTGGTAATAGCTTGAATGTCTCTACGAAGACCTGTCACATCACCTGCTGTCTTAACACCCGGAAGAACAACGTCTGTCTTACCTGCTTTAGCTTTCTTGATGCCACGGGCTTCTAACAAATCGTCAATAACTTTAGCTTCTGTTTGTGTTAAATCAGCAAAGTCTTTATTGAAGTTAGCTTTGGCAGCACGATCAGCTTCAGCACCATAGCTAGTCTTAGATTCTTTAGTAGCCAATACTAAGTCAGCAGGGTTCTGTGAAGTTCGGTATGCAGCTAAACTTTCAGGAGTATATTTACCTGACTGTACAAGCTTCTGGAAAGGATCAGCAGATTCTTTTTCACGACCACGCTGAGAAGCAAGAGCTTGTTCAGAACTAAGTTTAGCAGCTTCCAAGTCCATAGCAGCAGCACGTTGAGACAACTGCAATGCCATGTCAGGGTCTTGTGTGCGTAAAGCATCAGCCATTTGACGCAGGCCTGCAGCAGTGTTAGTGTTATACTGACCTGCTAACTCACGGAGCCTTGTAGCCCGTTGAATAGTAGGGTCTTGTACGTTTACACCGAATGCATTTGCCAATCCTGTACCCACTCCTGAACCAGCTTTATAAGCCATCATGCCTAACTGTTCATTAGGATTCATTTGAGCAAACTGAGCAGCACGTTGGTTTAACAACTGAGCCTGCATCTCTTGAGGAGACATAGAGCCTCCAAATAAACTAGGTGATGTTGCCATTGTTATTCCTTATTAACGAGTCAAACCTGCAATCAAAGCAGCGATAGGATCAGTCAGACCTGCTACAGCACCTTGTAAGGCAGCACGGTTAGCTTGGTTAGCAATAGTCTGACCTTGCATATACTGGTTAGCTGCTGCTTGGTTACCGCCTGCTGCTGCAGAGCCTAACCCTTGACCTGCTGTCAAAGCATTCATACCTAAGTTCTCTACGTTTTGAGCACCACCAATTAAGTTAGTGTATGGAGCAAGAGCATTAGACTGCAGACCGTAGCCAGCATTTTGAAGGTTAATACCACCTGTCATCAAACCCTGACCGAATGTAACTTGCTGTTGTCCTGCTTGATTAGCCTGAGCAGCCAACTGAGCATCCTGCATAGCCAAGGCATTGTAGTAAGCAGCCATTTGAGGGTTAGCAGCTTGTAAGCCGGGAGCACCCATGCTATAACCTGCTGATGTAGCACCAGTAGCAAGACCTAATCGACCTTGTTGCTGCTGTTGGTTAGTCAACTGAGCTAACTGCTGTTCACGACCGGGAGCTAACAAACCTTGCTGCTGAGTCATGTAGTTAGCAGCTACAGCCTGAGGCGAAGCACCAACATACTGCTGACCGAGGTTAAACAGGCCCTGACCTGCTGTGGTAATTCCCGGTTGCTGTGCCTGAGCCATTTGAGCTTGTGACAGGCCTGTACCAGCCATGCCAATCAAGCCTTCACGCATCGCAGCAATGTCAGGAGCTACTTGATAGCCAGCACCTGTCAACTCACCTTGAGGGCCATAGTTAAAGCCTGATCGACCAAAGCGAGTAGTAACACCTACAGGACGGAACTGAGCCATCTGAGCAGCTTGGTTAGCCGATGCTGTAGCATTACCTGCAGCTTGGTTAGCAGCATAACCTGTGCCTAAAGCCCCAATAGCAGGGCCAATTAAAGAAGTCCAATCGAAAGCCATTAGTATGTACCTCCATCCACTGTAGCATCAAAAGTACCTGATACAGTCAAGTTAACCATAGTTGTAGTGCCTGTAAAAGCACCGTTATTAGCATTGCTCTTAGAACTAATAGCTGAAGCAATGTTGTTATACTCAGTATCAATCTCAGTACCTTTGATAATCTTGTTAGCATTACCTGTTGGTAATCCATCCTTGACAGCAAAGTTAGTTGATTTTGTATAGTTAGCCATGTTAGCGAGTCTTTCCTGTTTTAACGTAAACGTCTAGCTTCTGAATGGATACAGGTTTCTCAAACACAATGGTTTCAAAACCTAATTGAATAACCTTACCTGAGCCACCAATATTAATAACTTTGTTGTCGAAGGCATTACCACCGTATTCACCAATGTCATATTCAGCAATGTTGTACTCAGCTACAGCAGTATTAGCAAGTGAGAACTGTCGGCTATTAAGAATGTCTGAATAATCGAATCCGAACTTCAAGGTAACACCGTAGCCACCACCACCAATAACTGTAACTCCTACCTTCTTCATCAGCTTTATAACTGTAGGAGCTTGGAAGTCAAAGTAGTTAGTGTAGTAACGCATCAAGTAACTATCAGTGTTGTCCTTATAGCCATCATACTTACCGATGTAACTAGGTCTACCTACCAATAAGTCTTTACTGCGGAGATACTTCATTGCTGTGGGTACTAAGCCATCCCATGTTGTAGTCCTATTAGCACCGTTCTGAAGAGTTCCCCTCATATCAAAACAGTAGGATAACTGACGTGCTGGAAGAGATAACAGATAGAAGGCATCCTTATCGGAATACACAGCCTTAATCTCATCAGGGTCTTCTAAGGTAATCTCAAACACTAAGTCATCACGGACGTTAGCACTGATGTCACGCATAGGTGCAGACTTCTCTTGAATGGTACGCATCAGTGATTTAACACCAGCATCAGACAAGAATAAGACATCACCACCTGTAACTACTACTGAATCCCTAGCGAAGCATCCAGTACCTGTAATAGCATCAGACAATGATAGTTCATTAGGATTGTTAGCATTGTTATAGATCAGAATCTGTCTACGACCAAAGACAATCAGGAAGTTGTTGTGAGCAGCTAAGGCTACAATCTCATCACCACCAGCAGGCCATACCTGAGAGACATCCAATGTACCCGCAGTACCTGTGCTCAGAATGTGTCCTGAGAGTAAGTCTGAGAATTGTACAGTGCTCTTATTGGTACTGTTATTAGCACTCCATGTACGACCATAGGCACTGATCACACAGTTGTTATTAGACACTGTACCTACGTAGCCTGACTTCTCAGAGATACGTCTATAAGTAGTAGTACTTACAGCAGGATCAAATACTAATGGATCATGTCCAGCCTGATACATATACAAGCAACTGTTCAATGCAGCCATCTGCCAGTTACTATCTGTGATCGTAGGGGCTGTACCACCACCGCCATAGGTCAGCTCAGTCAGAGTAGAGCCTGCCAGTTTAAATAACTTATTGTTACCCGCAGCAACAATGTAAGATACACCAGCTACAGTAATCAACTCATCAATAGCTTTGACTAATCCTGTACCTAATGTTCCGTTAGCAGTGTGAGAAGGTATCCAACCCTTACGAGCACCAATACGACCAAACTTATCAATGACACAGTTATTAGCTACAGTAGCAAACCCATCCTCTAACGTAACGGAAGAGTCTTGAGTGTTGACTCCTTTAAAGCCGGGAGCAGCAATGGTTGTCGTTAGGAGTTTAGCTACCATGATTAAACACCTGTCCAGACAACCTGATCTTCGTATCGGTTACGTTCAATAGCAATAGCATCAGCCAGAGCTAAGCGATACTGCTGATAGATTTCACCAAAGGCTGATCCACCATCTTCACCACGCTCACCAACAGCCTTAGCATATGCCAGCATCTGTACCAAGTGAGCAGGGACAATTAAGTTATCGCTGTTGTTAACCAAGTCCAGTTGAGGGACAACTAACTCAAAGCGAAGTTGATATACAGAATCAGGCTGAGGCCAGAGGTCTACTTTAGCATCACCTCCGGCTGTAAAACCGTTATAGCTGTAGTAATATGGAGCACCATCTTGGACAGTAGCAATGAAGTATTGACGATTAAGCCAAGTCTGTGGAGCTTGACGCATACCCACGTTCTCAGTATCATTAATTACATCCTCTGTCTTAAATCGCTCACCTGAACCTGCCAGTGTGTAGTTACGCTGACCAACGACAGTAGGGACTACAATGGTGGTTGCTAAAGCATTCCACTCATGTGCATCCTCTACTTCTCGTTTAGCGTCATTAACGAACACACCGATTAAGGAGCTATAAGGAGTGTCTTCAACTGAAGATACCTCAGTTTCCCGCAACCTTGTGAGTACGTTGTTAACCAGTTGTAAATAGGTCGAAGCCATCCTTATGTTCCTTTAAATATAGATAATAGTATACCAGATTTTTAGCTGTTTGTCAACTATTATTTACTTTTCTTCTTATCTTTATTCTTCTTAGTACGGCTACCACGCTCAGGCTTAGCTCTACCAGCGGAGCGTCCTGCTTCTGACAAAGCAATCGCAACAGCTTGTTTCTGTGGTTTACCTTCTTTGACCATCATGGAGATGTTCTCGCTGACAGTCTTATCTGATTTACCTTTTTTGAGAGGCATAATATTCTCCTTAGGCCCAGACACGAACAGGTGTCGTGGGTGTTACTTCAAATGATGTCAAAGCACTAGAGTCTTCTCCATCTACTAAACGTACATTAATGTGCCATCCAGAGATAGCTTGTTCATCTTTGTAGATGGTTCCGATAATGTCAATGTTGGCATAGTTAGGTTTATCTTCTGCACCGTATAACACTGCATCAGCAGCAGCTTGGTCAGGAAAGGCGAGGTAATAGTCCATGATGTGTCCTTAACTTGTGAGGGCTTGCAACTGAGCATCGGTGACACGCAGGGGGTAGTAGGCTATCTTTTTAATTGTGCCATTTAAAGTTTGAGTTGCGCTACCCGTCTGTAAGCCAATTTGCAGTTGTGTAACTACTGGAATTGTCATGGTTGTATCAAGTGTGCCAAGCGTACCGTTTGCAGCAGCGTTGCCGTTGTTAACAGCATAAGCCACAGACATTTTGGAAAACGTATTATTGGAAAACGCAACAGAAGCAATAGTCTGAGACATCTGTGTGCCGTTATTGGCAACAAACCCCCTTGCGCCTGTGCCATGTGCGGTCAAAACTCTAAATGTTGTTGTCCCATCGCTGGCAGAAAATGCTGAACGAACTACAGAAGCATCAAATGTGCTTGCCTCGGAATAAACAGTCCCCTCCGCTTGGTTATACCAACTGCTGAAGTTCGTTCCCGTCATGCTTGCAGCGTCAGCCGAACGTGTGACCTGTGAGGCCACTGTTTGGATGTAGCTGGTGGCAAATGCTCCGGCTTCCAGTTGAGCGCCCCAGATGTAGATGCCGCTGTAGCCATCGCCTGTTGATGTGGTGCTTGAATTGCCTGACCACCTAATTTGCAAAGAACCTGTAATGTCGGAAGTAAAAGGTAAACTGCATCTGTACCAGCCGTTGCCAACCGCAGTAATTGTTGCTCCAGTTCCAGACAAAACTGTGCCTGCTGTCAATGAAAAAGCAGCCGACAAAGTAGGCGTAGTAATAACTGACATTTGAAATTGGTCGTACTCCGCTGCCTTTGCGTAAAACGTCAGCGTATAAACTGTGCCAGAAACCAAAGTAGGGGATTGAAACACTCTGGTAGAACTTGCTCCAGTGCCAAGGGTTGCTCCATTGTTTGGTACGTGCTTATCGCCAGTAAGTGTTCCGTCAGGTGCAATAATTGTGTTTGCTGTAATTGTTGAGTTTGTTTTTGTCCAAGCCGCATTATTAAACTGCTCAGAGTAAGTCAGCAAGTTCGTTCGCTGCTCTTCAATCTCCAGCCCCAAGCTCTCAAACGTAGTTGGGTTGTGGTCAAACCGTGCCACACCACTTGCAGCAGTCAGAAGTTGAGGGATGTAGTTGGTGATCGGTGTAGTGGTTGTGGGTGTGTAGGCTGTGACTGCGGAGCGTTGCTCTAGTTGAGCGCCCCAGACAAACACTGAACTGCTTGCACCCGTGTAAACCTCTGCTCCTCGCTGACTTGTTGTAAACGTAGTGCCATCAGCTGCGCCGTTAACATATACACCAAGCGACCCAGAGTTACCCGGAGTGAGCACAAGAACGCAGCGATACCAACCGTTGCCGACTGAGGTAATTGAAGATGAGTTGGCAGTCCAATCAGTTCCTTGCTGGCTGGTGCTACCAAGCACTCCATTCTGAACATCAAACTTAGCGCCAGCCCATTGCCCCGTATTGGTTGCGGCAGACAGCGAAACCCATTGCATTGTGCTGTACTTCAGAAAGCAACTTAGGACTAACTGATTGTTGTTGCTGGTTGTGATTGTCTGAGCGACACGGTGAACACCGCTAGTTGCGTTATCGGTTAGGGTGTCGGCGGTGGTCGTGCCATCAGGGGCGGCAGTCGTGTTCGCCGTAACAGTTGCGTTCTGGCTTGCTGTTGTCCAAGTAGTTGTGAAGTCCTGCGACTGCAAAACCAAATTCTCCTCGGCCTTAGCCGTTTGAGTGCCGTAGTAGGTAGCAGTGCTGGCTCGGGTGAAGGCGATTCTTGGATCAAGTTGCTTGGTGTTGGCGAAGTCAAGCAGCAGTGTTGGCTTGATTGCAGGGAAATTAGATTGAATAGCCATATTGATTCCTTAGTAAGAGGGATACCACTTGGCAGTGGCTGCGTCATAAGTCATTATTAATGCCCTGCTAACCACTGAAGTTGTTGCAACTGCAATGTTTCCAGATGTTCCAGTTAAAAATATCCCTGTTGGAATCAAAGTAATCTGACCACCACCAACAAACTCAGCGGGAACTGTGATTGTGTTGATTGTTGTAATACCCGAAACAAAAGTAATAGGTGTTAAAGGCTGAATGGTTGCAGCAGATGCAATCGTAGGTGCAGGGTTTAATGTTGCAAATAAACCTAACACATCCTCATAAGCTAACTTACCTAAGTATTGGTTCAAAGGAACTTCATTAGGTGCTGTGCCAATATCAGATTGTTCAACAGGATTAGTAGCAGGATAGAATTCTAACCAAGCTGTTCCTGTATAAACTTCCATTCGTGAGTTTGTACTGTTCCAATACAAAGCACCTGTAAGCAGTGCGTTACCGTCATTATCAACAGTAGGATCAGTAGTTTTAGAGCCTAAGTAACGATCATCAAAGCTGTCCAAAGAAGCAGCAGCAGAGGTAGCACTAGCAGAAGCGGAAGAAGCACTTGTAGAGGCTGCAGTTGCTGAGTTTGCTGCGTTGGTAGCACTGGTAGCAGCAGCCGATGCCGAAGTCGCAGCAGAAGTGGCAGAACCTAAGATACCATCGACATATAGTTTTGTAGTTGCGTCAGCATCAACAGTAGGAGTACCTAAGCCTGTGATCTTATTGCTCCCCATAGCGATAGCACCAGACATAGTGCCACCTGTCAAGCTAAGCTTTAAGGCATCCGCTGTATCAACATAAGTTTTAGTAGCAGCATCAGTGCCTGCTGTAGGTGTACCCAGACCTGTGATCTTGTTAGTGCCCATAGCCAAAGCACCTGTCATGCTATCACCAGCTTTAGATACTTTAGTAGCAATAGAGGCTGTTAATGTTGCTGCAATGTTAGCATCATCATTCAGAGCAGCAGCAATCTCATTCAGGGTATCTAAGTTAGCAGGAGCACCATCAATTAAGTTGCTGATAGCTGTATCAACATAAATCTTGTTAGCTGCATCGCTGTTATTAACAGGAGTAGGCAAACCAGTAATGGTAGCAGAAGTACCTGCATCCATATCCAACGAACCACTGATGGTTACGTTGTTGAATGTAGATGAACCGCTAGTTGCTGTTACGTTACCTGTCAAGTTACCTGTGACGTTACCTGTCACATTACCTGTGACGTTACCAGTGACGTTACCTGTCACAGCGCCTGTCACGTTACCTACAAAGCCTGTAGTAGCTGTGACAACTGTACCTGTTACAGCGGAGGCAGTAGTAGCACCAATAGGTGTGTTATTGATTGTACCGCCTGTTTGGGCAACACCAGCAACTGTACCGCCAGTGATGGCTACAGCATTAGCTTCTTGGTTACCTAAGGAGCCTACAATCTTGACAATAGCAGCACTATTATCTTTGGTATATAACTTCTTATCGGTAACGTTGACAGCCAACTCACCTTTAGTTAAGTCTCCTGCTGCAGGTACAGCAGAGGCTGTGCTACTATTCTTTGTAATGATTGTTGAGGACATTCTTATTCCTTAGAGATTAACGAGAAGCTGCTAATTGTTGTAAGTAAGCCCAATCGGAGCTACTTTGAGGGCCTACGGCACTGTCTACTAAAGCTTTTACAGCAGCATCACTATAGCCACTACCAATCATGCTGTTATACCATTCAGCCTTCTGAGCAGGTGTACCTGTCGAGGCTACTGTTTGTGCCGTATCGCGATAAACAGCATCATTAAATAATGATAAATTAGAAGAAACAGGAAGAGGAGGGTTTATAGGAGGCTGAACCGAAACCGCAGGAGGTTGGTAGACTTCAGGCTGATACACAGGGGGCTGATAAACTTCTGGTTGAGCAGTTTGTGATGCAGCAAGCTGTTGCAAATAAGCCCAATCAGAAGCTGTCTGTTGGCCTACAGCACTGTCTACCAAAGCTTTAACAGACGCATCATCATAGCCGCTACTCAGCATACTGTTGTACCACTCAGCCTTTTGAGCAGGAGTTCCTGTTGCAGCCACCGCTTGTGCTGTGTCACGATAAACAGAATCATTTAAAAGAGCACTGTTTAATAGACCAGAAGGAGGAGCAGTAGTTGTAACAGGTGTTACTGGAGTAACAGCAGTAGGTGTTACTGGTCTTGCTGTAGTTCCTGTCGTTGCTGTAGTTGCTGTTCTGTTGGTAAGTGCATTGATAGCAGCTACTAATGCAGGATCAGTAATAGAACCTGTATTGTTTGGTACATTAACAGCAGTATTTGCTGCAATGGAAGCATAGGTAGGGGGTGTTTGACCAAATGCACCACTATACCATTGTTGCAACGGAGTCACTACATCACGAGGAGTCTGAGGCAAATAAGAATTGTAATACTGCTGTAACTGCTGATAGTATTCAGGAGTATAAGCTGCTAATCCTTGTGTAGGACTTTGCATAGTAGTTGAAGCACCCCCACTACCTATACCAGCAGTAGCGCCTAAACCAGCTAAACCAAGACCTGCGTTTAAAAGACTAGCTATCTGACTATTGGTTAAACCACTTGTAGAAGTACCAGCAGTGGTTGCACCGCTATTGATACCTGTATTTACATCTGCTAGTGTTGTCCCAAGACCTGCACCAACATTGGCATTGAGAAAATCTGTTGTATTGAAACCAGTATTAATACCTGTCTCGCTGATAACATTACCGGGATTGATGGTTCCTGTACCTGTCACTAAGCCTGTAGGTGTGTTAAGTGTAATACCCGTACCAGCACCCATTCCGGGTAATACTGAAGGATTTACACCTCCAAAAGTATTTAAAGCTTCTGCTACTGTTGTCGAAGGAAGACCTGCGAGAATCTGCAATCCTTGAGCACCACCCATAGAAGCTAAATTAGCTGAACCTGTGGACATCAAGCCTTGACCGCCACCCATGTAGTCTAGGTTAGGCGTACCTGTAGCTAATGAATAAATAGAGTCACTGGCAGGAACAGAAGCAGCACCTCGTAAGTAACCACCTGCACCGCCTAACAAAGCACCTTGGAGAACATTACCGTCTGTCAGAGCAGCAGAACCACCGCCTGCGATAGCTCCTCCAATAGCAGCCTGAGTAGCAGCAGTGGCAGCAGGAGCTACAGCAGCACCAATCATAGGTGCTCCAAAATATGCTAAGGCAAAAGAGGCAGCAGGTTTAAGAGCATTCTCTCTAAAACTCATCCAGCTACTTTCACGATTACTCGTGTAGGGAATAACTTGCCCATTAGCGGTAAAGATTAGATTATAATCAATATCTAAATCACGGTTACCTCTACCTAAAAGTTCTGGTCGAGGAATAGGTTGACCTGTGGTTGTATTAATTGTAACCTGTTCATCAGGCATACTCCCACCTTCGCCATCAACACCTCCCGGTATTGTGATTTGACCTAACTGACTTAACGAACCAATACCATTCTCAGCTAAACGTAAAGCAAAATCTGCAGCAGCTGCTTCTTTTGAGGCTGTATTACCTGCGTACCAGAAGTCAGAAGAACCTGCGGCTTGCTGTGCTAAGATTTCACGGTAAAGGTTTTGGGTACTACGAGCAGCCAAGCCACCCATCTTTGCAAACTCTTGATTAAAGTCTACATTACCAGATTTTAAACCTTGGACATATTTGTCGTAATCCCATGCTTCCATTTTATTCAACCTTTGTTACGATGTAATTCAAACGTATTAATCACATTCATTGTAGCTCCTGATTCAATTTGAACCCGAACTTGATCACCTTCTTCTAACACAATGTAAGCACCACCATCAAACTTAATAAACTGAGTAGGAGTTAAGACATAATTATCTATGACAAAATGCTCAAGATTATCACTGGCATCGTACCAAATAATGTCAACGTGTTTATTGTTGCCTGAGTGGTTTACAGCGTAAGCAAGGTTCCACATAGCATAATAGCCTGTGGGAACCGTGTAAACTGTAGTCTTAGTCGTTGTTGTTAGTGTCGTTCCTACCGATACTGGTCTCATCTTGTTTCACCTTCTTAGTAGTAGTTTTAACAGGGGTTTCTTCAACAACAATCTCAGTGTACTCAGGATGTACTCGCATTGTCTTAATGTCATGCTCCAAGAGAAACTCAACAATATTACCCGAATGATTACACTTAAATTTAGCCATAATTTATTACCTTTCTTATATACTTTACACAATACTTTAAAAGCATATGAAAAAGGCTCCCCACCTTGTGAGCGGGGAACCGATTTAACTTATGCTATAAGCTTAAGCTGGAACTGTCAGAGCAACAGCAGCGTTGTCACGCAACTCAGCAACACCGTACAGAACGTCAGCAGTGAACAAGTTGGCTAACCACTCTTGTTTGTACTGAGTCTGAGTGCGAACACCCATCTGCTCAACCAGAACACCGAAGTCTTTGTGAGCCATCAAGCACACGCGAGTAGCGGTAGTGCCAGAAGTTGTATCGGAGTTGTTGGACACGAAGACGGGGATACCGTACACGTTACCAATTTCACCGTTACGGATGGTGTTAGAAGCACCTGTCTCACCCACGAAGGCTTGCTCAGTGAAACGAGCGATACCCATCAAGGTGTTACGGCTAGAAGGAGGAACGATCAAGAAACGGCCATCCATAGGAATGTCGTTGTCGTCCAAACGCTGAATGGCGCGGCGAATAGCAGCATCAGTCAAAGCACCGGAACCAGTGTTAGCACTTGCGTTGTAAGCAGTAGTACCGTCAGCACCAGAGAAAGCACCAGCGTAAGCAGAGTTAGCGATGTTACCACCGTTAACACCACGACCCAACTGGATAATGCTGCTGTCAACTTTCAAGCCGAGAGCGTAACCAGCGTCATCAGTGTAGAACTGACGCAGCGAAGTCAATGCTTGGGCTTCCACGATGTCTTCGATCAGACGCGAGTATTCCCAGTGTTGGTTGATGCTAATGACACGCTCACCTTCAGTGGCTGCAATTAAAGTCACTTGGGTAGACGCAGCCTTAGCAGAAGCGGAACCACGGGTAGGTGCAGGAATGTGAACGGTGTCACCTTTCTTGCCCTTAAAGCTCATCTTCTTGATCAGGTTGGCAGCGACCAAGCTTTTCTTGTAAGCAGCAACAATTTCATCAGACCAGATTTCTGGAATGAACGTTGCTGCGGTTGTTGTTGTAACGTTATCTGTACCTAAAGCCATTTTAAATTCTCCTAAGAATTAATTAATATAAAAATAAATTATTTGACCCTACCTTCAGAGTATGCAGCCATAATTTCAGGTTGCAAAGCCTCATAGCGGTTTGGATCGGTCATACGTAGCCGGATCAGGTCGGCACGGCGATATACTTTCTTCGAAGA